CGGCGGAATCCCGGGGAAAAAGTTCTACCGGCCAGTCGTCACTCAGCACACTCTCGTTGGTGTGCAGAGCGCTGAGAAGACTGAGCTGCCGTCCCGTCAGCTCAAGCTCGACTCGGTCGAGTGGGACAAGCAGACGTTTGGCGGCGCGCTCGACGTCAGCCGACAGGAGATTGACTGGACGAGTCCCGCAGCGTGGGACGCGATCTTGACTGATCTTCAAGGCGTGTACGCCGCGTACACCGACGACACGAGCGCAGCCGACTTCGAGGCAGGCGTCACGCTGTCTGTCGAGAATGCTGACCCGACCGATATCAAGAGCTGGATCAGCGCTCTGTACGAAGCTGCTGCCGAAGCGGCGACGGGCGGGCCGCAAGGCCGCGCGAACGCGTCGCGACTTCCCAACCACATCTGGGTTTCGCTCGACCAGTGGGCGTCTCTCGGCGTCGTGATCGACTCGCTGCGCACCAGTGGCGCTGCTGCGCTGAGTCCTGGCAGCTCGACGCCGACCGCATTCGCCGGCGACATTCTCAACATTCCGCGCACCGTCGTGACTGGCTTCTCGGCGGGCACGGTCATCGTTGGCAGGACAGACAAGTACGAGTTTTACGAGGAGCGGATCGGCCTGCTGAGTGCAGTCGAGCCGAAGCTGCTCGGGATCGAGATTGCTTACGGCGGGTATGCCGCGTTCGGCTTCCTCGATCCGACGTGCTTCGCCAAGGTGACAGCAGCGGTAACCCCTTAGCAGCTACCGGGGCCACGGCTGGCATTCCCGGTAGCTGGACTCCCTCAGGGAGTCAACCGCCAGCAAGTGCAGCAAGCGCGGGCAGCATCGTCGCAACGCCCAACACCGCTTGGACGACAGGGCAGTACGTACAAGGCAGCACGGCGGGCGCGCCTGGTGAGATGACGTGGACGGGCACGAGCTGGGTGGGAGGCAAAGCGCCGTAATGATCACCACGCTCGAAGCTGTCGTCGATTGGCTCGGGCCGGGTCACGAAGCCGATGACCCGGTCGTGATCGACGCGTACAGCGCTGCTGAGGCGTATGTGAGCAAGAGAGTGCGCTACGCCGTTATCAACCCGCTGGTGACCCCTCCAGAGCCCTTGGATGCGCCGTCTGACCTCAAGCTGGCAGTCGCATTGCAGACGCAACGACTGCTCGCTCGTCGTAATGCACCTGACGCGATGGTCGGGCTCGGCGAAATTGGCTTCAACGCGCTGCCCGTCAGCGACGCAGACATTGCTGCGCTGATCGGCCCCTGGCGGGCGGTGGTCACGTGATCGACCTTGAGCTGGCACGTCAGCGCTTCGTCGAGCTGCTGCAAGATCAACCAGCGACGCTGTACGCGACGACGACAGAGTCACTGATCAGCCCGCCCGCGATCATCGTCGGCCAGCCAACCGTCACATTTTCGACGCTGTCGACTGGCTACGGGCGACTCGATACGAGCTCGTTCCCGATCATGGTCCTGGTTCGTCGACCAGGCTCGAACGACCCGCACCAGCAGCACGAGCTCGAAGAGCTGTGGCCGTCCGTGGCCGAGACGCTGGCAGTCGCTCTGATCGACGACCAGACGCTAGGCGGGCTATGCAAGGCAGGCTCGGTGATCCGGGCTGACTTTTCGTTCTACGTCGTGCAGGGCAAGCAGTACCCGACACAGACGATCACTGTCGAGCTGTACGGATAGGAGCAATTGATCATGGGTACACCCAAGCCGCTGTACGTCCGGTACAGCAAGCTGACGCTGACGAAGGATGACGGGCAAGGCGGCTCGACGTCGCTCGACTTCGAGTGCTCAGCGACCAACATCGGCGTGACGTCAGAGGGCGGCGACACGACGAGCCTTAACACCCTTTGCCCGGAAGGGAGTTTTAGCGAGTCTGCGCCTCGCACGTACAGCCTCGCGCAGACGATCGTGCAGGACGTCGAGAGTGACGATTCTGTGCTGTGGTTCGCGTGGCAGCATGAGGGCGAAGTCTGGGATGCGATGTACTACCCCAAGACGGACTCTCAGAAAAACGTTGTAGGCAACGGGTTGAAGGGCACGGTCACGGTCAGCCTGCCCGATCAAATCGGCAACGTCGAGCCTGGCAACTTTGCGACGAGCGCGCTCGTCTGGTCGTACCAGGGCCGCCCGACGCTCGTGGATGATCAAGGCAACCCAGTGCCCGTCAGCGGCGGCACAGTCGCTCTGACGGGTGTCACGGCGGGCGCGCCGGGATCGTTCCAGCCCAGCAACGCAACGCTGCCAGCGAACCTCGCAGCGCTCAAAGCTGATCCGGTCGTCGGTGACGGCGGCAGCAGCAAACCCAGCACGGCATGGACGACCGGGCAGTATGTCGATCTTGCTGACGCGTCTGACGCGCACTGGGACGGCACTGCGTGGATCGTCGGTATCGCTGCGTAACAACGAGTCTGCCTGGGGCGACCCCGATCGTCGCCCCAGGCACTACGCCTGACGGGAGGCACGAAGTGAAGATCAAGATGCACGTCGAGCTGGAGAAGAGCGACGGCAAGCTGGAGACGTTCGACGTCGTCTCAGACGCGCGCGACATACGCGGCTATGAGGCGGAATTCAAAGAGTCGTGGATCGCGACAGAGCTGAGTTTTACTCAGATGAGCCAGCTCGCGTGGATCACTGCTCGTCGAGCTCGCAAATTCTCTGGCAGCTATGACGTCTGGGACGCCGAAGCTGTCGACGTATCGAGCAGCGAAGAGGATGAGGGCGAAGTCGAGACGGCGGACCCTACGAGGCGGGCTCGTACGGCGAAGTCCTGACAGCCCTCATGATCAGAACCGGGATAGCTGTGTCTGTGTGGGAGAGCGAGGGTGACAGCGTGATCAAGACAGCGCTCGGCTTGATCTTCCCTGCTGAGACAGACGACGACGGTGAGGCGGTTGAATCGTACGACTCGCTCGACGATCGCACGCTGCACGAGCTGGGGCTTTGATCATGGGCATTACAGTCGCGAACCTCGACGCGTCGATCAAGGGCCTGAGCAAGAGCAACGCAGAGCTGACGAAGGCGCTCGCTCAGACGTTGCAGGAAGCTGTGCCGCCGAGCAGTGAGGGCGAGATGCACGCTCGTGCGTCAGCAGCGGGCCGGATGCAAGCACAGGCAGCAGGAACCGTCGACGTCGGCAAGCTCGTCGACGGTGTACAGGCGCGCGGCGGTGGTCTGCCCTACTTCCTCGGGGCAGAGTTTGGCGGGCGTCGTCGACCGAAGTCGCGTCACGTCGTCAGCTCGCGCTCTGGTCGCTCGTACGTCGTGTATAAGCGCACCACCATGCAATTTGCGCCGTTCGTCGGCCACACCGGCTACTTCGTGACGCCTGTCTGGCGTGCTCGTCTGCAAGGCATCCGCGACAAGTTGCTCAAGCGGCTCGGGGACGAGGTCAGCGGTGCCTAACTCTGACCTGATCTTCAAGGTACGCAGCGACACCGGCAACGCCGTTGCTGGCTTCAAAGCTCTCGGCAAGCAGCTCGGGCTCGTCAAAAAGGACAGCGAGCAGACGAGCAAGTCACTCGACAAGATCGGCAAGACGAAGGTTGCGCCGAAGGTCGACAGCAAGGGCGTGACGAAGCTCGACGAGGCGATCAAAAAGAGCGAGCACGATCTTGCTGAGCTGCACAAGGAGCTAGCGAAGCGCGTCGTCACCGGGGCCGACACCAAAGACGTCACGAGCAAGATCAGGAAGGTGAGCGCCGACCTCAAGGTGCTCAAGCGCGAGCGCACCAAGATTCTCGTCGACGCGAACACCCAGCAGGCGCAGTCGAAGCTGTTCAAGATCAAAGCTGCGTTGCGCGCTCTGGCAGGGAAAAAGACCGAAGTCAAGGTCGACACCGACGAAGCGACGAGCGGCGTGGATCAACTAGCCGAGAAAATGGCGAAGGTCTTCGGCGGGCTCGGCAAGGTCGCCAGCGGGCTCGGGCCGCTTGTCTCAGCGATCGGCGTCGCCGCTGTCGGTGCAGTCGCAGGCGTTGCAGCGCTGGGCGTCAAGACGTTGCAGCTCGCAGACAACATGGATAACGCCAAGATCGCGTTTACCCAGTTCCTCGGCAGCTCAGAGAAGGCAGACAACTTCCTGAGCAAGCTGCAAGACCTCGCAGCACATACGCCGTTCGAGTTTGCTGAGCTCCAGCAGGCATCCAAGATGATGCTCGCATTCGGCTTCCGCGCCAAGGACGTCGTGCCGCTGCTGACGACGCTGGGCGATGCTGCTGCGCTGACCGGCTCGCAAGTCGAAGACCTCGCGAACGTCTTCGGACAGATGAGAGCCAAAGGCAAGCTCGGCACCGAAGACATAACGCAGCTCGTCGAGAAGGGCATCCCGGTCTGGGACTTGCTCAGCAAGGCGACGGGCAAAAACGTCGGCCAGCTTCAAAAAATGGCGACAGACGGCAAGCTGCTGAGCAGCAAGTACCTGCCGATGCTGCAAAAAGAGATGGACAAGACGTTCGGCGGCGGCATGGCGAAGCAGGCCGAAACGCTGGGCGGCATGATCAGCACGCTCAAAGACACGTTCACCGCGCTCGGTGTCGAGATTGGCAATGCGCTGCTGCCGTTCGCGAAGACGATCATGCCGCAGGTACAGAGCGCGGTCGAAGGGCTGTCGGGCAAGATCATCGGCAACCTGCCAGCAGTGATCGACGGCATAGCTGGCGCGCTCACTGGCATGCTCAAGCTGCCAGGCATGCTGCTGCGCGGGCTCGCAGAGATTACTGCTGGCTTCACTGCCATGACGTCTGGAGCGCAGCGCTCCGTCGCGCAGCTCGTCGACGGCATTGCGACAGCGCTCGACTCGCTGAGCCCGCTGCTCGCGCTCTTCGGCACGTCGATCGACACGAGCGGCTTGCGCAAGTCTGCCGAAGACCTACGCAAGGCGGCAGGCCAGACAGACGCAGCAGGTCAAGCAGGCTTCGACAAGCTCAGGACGGCGGCAGACGCAGCAGACGCAGCAGTCAAGCCGATCGCTGACAGCATTGAGGAAGCTCGCAAAGCTGCGCAGCGTGGCGTCACCGTCGCGATGGACACCCGCGCAGCTAACAAAAAGATCAGCGACGCTGAGGCGAAGCTCAAGCGGCTCAAGGAGCAGCGCGGCAACGTCACGCTCGACGCGGACAAAAAGCACTTCGACAGCAAGATCAAAGAGGCAGAGCGCCAGCTCGCAGCAGCGAAGCGCGAGAAAGCCAACATCCCCATTGACGCAAACATCTCCAAGTTCAAGAGCAAGCTCGGCAACGCCGAGACGAAGCTGCGCGAGCTCAAGAGCAAGCACGCGACACCTGAGGTCCGTGCTGACATTACAAAGTTCGAGAATAAGCGCAAGCAGGCAGTGCACAACCTCGCTGTGCTGACGACGAAGCGCGCCAACCCCAAGCTCGACGCCAACTCGAAGGCGTTCAAGGACAAGGTCCGTGCAGCGGAGTCGAAACTCAACGCCACAAGCAAAAAGAAGGCGACGCCCAAGATTGTCGTTAGCAGCAACGCGGCGACGGTTGCCGATCAGACGTATCGCAGACTGCACGGCATCCCCGACGAAGACGTATATGTCAACGTGTACACGAAAAACCACAGCATGGGAGGCTACTCACCGAACAATCCGCAGGCCGCTGGAGCGAGCTCGCAGAGCGTCGGCGCGCAGATGATCAAGGCCGCCACTGCTGCGCCTGCTGTCACAGTCAACGTGCACGTGCGCGACAAGGCGCTAGCCGATCTGATCGACGTGCGCGTTGCTCATGCGTCTGCGGTGACGACACGCGTGCTGTCGCGTAGGCGGGCGGTGCTCGCATGAGCGCGACTCTTGAGCTCGGCTTTAACAACCAGTACGGGGCTGTGCGCTTCGAGGTCAGCGGGCTCGCAGCAGGCGGCGGCGGGCTCGTCGTCAAGCGTGCAGTGCCGACGCAGTCGACCCAGCCCGATATCGGGCCGTGGCAGCTCCAGTCAATCCGAGGCTTCGACGATCCGACTGAGTGGCCGGGGACGGGCGCGACAACCGCGCTCGGCTACGACTTCGAGATGCCGCTAGGCATCCTCGTCGGCTACTTCCTCGTGCCAGCAGCGATTACCAAAGCTGATCTTGACGACGGTTACGTTAATGCGTGGTACGAGACACCCAGCAACCTCGCGTGGCTGAGAGATATCTACCAGCCCGTACTGTCCCAGCCGGTGATCGTGCTGTCGACTGATCCGAAGACGCGCCCAGCTCGACAGACGGTGTACGACGTCGTCGGCAAGCGCACAGCGATCGTCGTCTGGGACGTGCGCGAAGCTCGACAAGGAACGATCACGCTGCTCGTGCGCAACCAGCGCATAGACCTGTACCGGCAGACGCGCCGCGACAAGCTCGAAGCGTTGATCAACACCGGGCGACCGCTGCTGTTTTCCATGTGCCAGAGCAAGGGCTTCGATCCCTGTTACATGGCCGTGGCTGACGTGCGCTTCACCCGCTTCGGCATGGGTCCGTCGTGGTCAGTCGAGCTCGACTATTTCGAGGTCGATAACCCGATCGCGCTCGGCGTCGTCGTGCCGCCTGAGTTTACGTACCAGCAAGGGCTTGACGTGCCGATCGTCGGCGCGAAGTACAGCGATTGGTACGCCAGCTTCGCTAGCTACTTTGATCTTGTCGAAGGGAGCGTCGGCACGACACAGCTCAACATCGTCAATGTGCTTGACGCGACGAACCGCGCTGCTAACCCGATCGGCACAGCGCCGCTGACGTCGTGGTGGTATCCGCAGCGGATGACGATCGCGGCGGGCGCGGACTACTTGCGAGGCACGATCACGGACGCGACCGCATCATCGGCGGCTCAGCGGCTCACTACGTCAACCACCTCGACGAGTCCTGATCGGCTCGTCATCGCGCCTGGTGACGTGCTGCGATTGAAGGCTGAGGTTCGCTCGTCGAAGTCATTCGCTATGTACGCGATCTTCCAATTTATGAACGCGGCAGGCGGGGTCGTCGGGAGCAACGTCGGTTCGACGATCGTTACGAGCGATCCGGTTGCGTGGACAGCAATCCCTGAGTTTGTCTATACAGCGCCCGCAACGACGGCTTACGTCTCGGTGCAGATCGGGATCAACGGCTCAGCTCCGCGCGTGATCGGTGACACTCTCGACTTCCGTCGCATCTTGCTCACTGTGAACGCAACTCCGACGACGTACTTCGACGGCGACACTCCCGCTGGCGGCGGCTACACGTACGCATGGACGGGCGCAGCGAAGGCGTCGAGCTCGCAGCGCTGGCGTCAGGACGTCGGCCCATGATCACGGGCATGCCCGCCGATCTTCGAGCTGTGCAGACGTCGTCTCATCGTGTCAGCGTCGAGCTGTACGCCAGGCCGCCCGCCAGCTCGACGTGGTATCCGCTGCAAGTCGTCGAGCTCACGTTGCAGCTTGGCACCCCTGAGGATGCGCCAGGACGGGCGATAACGGGCACGGTGCTACTAGACGACGCCCTAGGGGACAACGTCGTCTCAGAGGGCTACTGGAGCCCTTATGGCACGTGGCTGTACGCGCGCCAGATCGTTTATCGGCTCGACGGCACGAAGATCGTCGTGCCAGTCGGGCACTTCCGCCTTGACTCGTACGCCGTCGACAACCTGACAGGCTCGATCACGTTCGAGGCAAACGACGCCTTCGGCTCGCAGATACTCGGCTACGAGCTCGTGACGCTGCGCGAAGCGCAAGTCAAGACGACCGAGACCTGGGCGGCTCGACTCACAGCTCTGCTCACCGAAGGCATGCGAGGCGTGCCGTCATGGTGGTCGACGTTTATCGACTGGTCGGTTGCTGCTAATCAGACGTTGAAGCCGTCGAGCAACTGGGTGAGTGACGAGACGAGTCGCCCAGCGCTGGCAACGAAAATGGCGAGTTACATGAGCGCGCGTGTCATCTGCGGCGCTGGCCCGTCAGCGTTCAAGATCATTTGGGGGCGTTCGCCCAGCGGGTACGAAGCGATCAACGCAGCGAACGCAATCCACACCGTCAAGCCTGGCAGCTTCGGCAACCTGCTCGCTGACGCGTTCGACGACTCGATCGACCGGCGCGACTTCGGTAACAAGATGTTGCTCACGTACACGTTGCAGACCAACGTGCCTGGCTCGCAGGTGCGCATCCAGCAAAAACGCGTGGTCACGACGTACGACGACGCAGGCGAAGAGCTCGCAGCTAACGGCCCCTTCGGTGTGCAGACGCGCGAAGCTCAGTCGTTTGACGTGCTCACAGACGCAGACGCGCAAGCGAAGGCGCTAGCGCTCATGGGCAAGACGTGGCACGCGGCGCGAGACGTCAGCTTTACGTGCGGCCCGCTGTATGGGATCGAGCAAGGCGACACAATCTGGGTGCTTGTGCCTGGTCAGACAGGTTTCGGCGGGATGCTCACTCAGGCAACGATTCCTCTGCACGCTGAGGGCGGCGCGTGGTCGCTCACAGTCAAGACGTACCGCCAGCTCGACACCGCTTGGAAGCCCGCCTACCAGCTCATCGTCGACGAGACGACATACGACGACGTCGTGGATTGGATCGTGCAGAAGCCGACAGG